TGTATCATTGAGAATCTCTATGAACGCTTTGGACATATCAGCCAACTCCATCTACTGCGTAGTATACTACGGAGTATCAAAGACGGAGAAGACTTGGGCGAATAATAACCCGTTACAATCCTCAGCTATCTTAGACGATGGTGACGGAACGAATAGCTCGTTCCTTGGAAACCGATTTGATTTAACAAAGCCTCTTGACCGAAAGATTGTAACAGCACGTCGCAAGGTCTTTAGACTTGCTAAGACATCCGGATTACAGAACTGGGATGCCTTACCTGGAGGACCGCAAGGAAATAACAGTACAAGTAATGGGCTCTCCTCCAAGACACTATTACTCAAGTTCAGAACGCCCAAGACATTAACTTACCAGCAAGCATCATCAATCTACCCAGTGAACTATGCTCCTTGGTACGCTATAGGTTTTTGCCATTCAGACGGGTCACTCTATGACCCCGCCGCAGATTCCAAACTGCTCAATGTAACCCCACAGGTACATATGTTCTATAAAGACGCATAAAAAGTCCATACCTATATGGAGACTTCGTGTCGGGGTCGGCTACAAAACTGTTGGTAGTCTATAAAATTTCATTTTAGAAAGTATGACGTTTGATTGAAAAATCTCATTTTTCAATCAATACTCATAGCTTTATCAAATTCAATTTTATTAGTGTATCTCCCAGTTTTTTAGACGATTCCCCTTTTTACCCACGTATAAATACTTATCAATATTTATCATCCTTTTTGGGTCAAAAATTGAACCAAAAAGACCCGCCATGAGTATAGTATTACCTCATGGCGACTTCTGTGCCGGCACAGAAGATTTGGAGAGGACGCAATGTATGTTGGACACTACACGACTACACCGAAGGAGACGTGGCTAAGCTCCGCGCTTATGCGCAAGCAACAAGTTACCTGGTATTTGGCTATGAAAAATGCCCTGACACCGGTCGTCCTCACCTACAAGGCTATTTAGAGTGGGATAATCCTCATAGCATCTTGAAGTTCAAAAAAACCATAAGCGACAAGTTACACTGCGAAGAACGCAGAGGAACCGCACTTCAAGCATCTAATTATTGTAAGTATGATGATTATCCAGAAAACAAAGTGCCCAACAAGTACGAAGAATTTGGTCAATTAAGTAATCAGGGGAATAGAACTGACTGGAAACAAGCAGTGGAACAGGTCAGACAAGGTATCCCTATTGACGAAATCATAGACGCGCAACCACAGCTGGTACCAGCGATGCGCTCCTTAGAGTTACTAAAAGTAAGACAATTAAAACCATTGAACAGACCCGTAGAGGTTATAGTGATATGGGGTGACGCGGGAACAGGAAAATCACGCTGGGCTTATGACAATTACCCAGATTTATATTCCAAACCACCCACGAAGTGGTGGGATGGCTACACTGGTCAGAAAACGGTTCTGTTAGATGACTTCTATGGATACATACCATATAGTGAGTTACTCAACGTATTGGATAGATACCCGTTTCACGCGGAAGTAAAAGGTGGATATGTATGGGCACAATGGACAACAGTTATCATAACAAGTAATAAGCCTCCAAAAAAGTGGTATCACCTGGGACTCACGCCTGCGTTAGAGCGAAGGCTACACAAAACCTATGCTATTAGTATAAAAGATGCCATACGCAACACGCCTGAGAACTGGAAGGGGAGTACGGAAGAATTACCGGTCAATGGCGGGAATGACTGCTCGCAAGTCAGCCCGTAAGGGTAAAGTCCCGACATCGTGGATTCGCACCATCAAGAGAATTGCGGGTGCCACGGAAGAAACCAAATATGTTGCGAATGCCTTTGATGCTGGCGGAAACGCATTAACCCCGATGTTTCAACCAGATGGGCAGATTAGCGTGGTAGGAGATTTCTATCCCGCCTTGCCCCAGCTAAAACAAGGTACCGATGACCATGAACGTATCGGTAATAAGATTCAACCCAAAAGTTTGGCTGTATCATTGAGAATCTCTATGAACGCTTTGGACATATCAGCCAACTCCATCTACTGCGTAGTATACTACGGAGTATCAAAGACGGAGAAGACTTGGGCGAATAATAACCCGTTACAATCC